TTGGCCGGCAAAATTGTACTCGCCTTGAATCTCACGAATGCGGGCGAGCGTCTCGAGAGATTCTCGATCGGGATGCAAAGCCTCCCCTTCCCAACGCGTGAACCTTTTCCCGCCATAAGGCGTTTCAATAGCATAAGTCTCAGCTTCTTCTGCGATTGCCGGGAATTTTAGCAGGTACCAATCACCTTGTTGCAATACGTGGCCAACCAGGTCGTCTTCGTGAAGGCGTTGCATGATGAGAATGATGCAGCCCGTGCGCTTGTCGTTCAACCGACTGAACAGGGTGTGGTCATACCAATCGTTAACCGCTTTGCGCTGAGTCTCGGATAGCGCCTCGCTCGGTTTAAGGGGATCGTCGATAATGATGAAATCGGCGCCTCTTCCCATCAAGACACCGCCGACCGACGTTGACAATCGAAAGCCTTTGTTGGTCGTCATGAAGTCGTTCATTGCCGGCCTTCGCGCGGCGAGACGCGTTCTTGGAAATATATTTTGATACCACTCAGAGGCGATCACCGACCGACAGTCAACAGCCAGCTTGTCTGCAAGATCCTGGGCATAGCTGGCGCAGATTATCTGGGCGGCCGGGTTGTGCCCCAGAAGAAAAGCTGGGAATGCGACCGACGCCATGTGTGACTTCAGCGATCGCGGTGGAAGATTGATGATGAGGCGGTGCAGCTTGCCGATGCGGCATTTTTCGAGCGCCGCTGCAATGACGTCAATGTGCCAATTGTGCAGGTACTCCGTTTGGGGATTCAACTCATAGAAACTTCGTTCGACAAAGGTGACCAGATCCTGCCGCAAGAACGCCCAAAATTCCTCTCTACTTATCGTTGCCATTGTCCCCTCCTTTTCCGGATTTCTCGAATCTCTTGAGCACCCCATCCAACACCTTCAAATCTTCGTCAGACAGTTGCGCCTTCCCTGTTTCGGTTACTGCCTCGATCGAACTGGTAAGTGCAGTGAGCAGCCGGATCGCCACGATATCGCCTGAAGCGGACTTATTGACGAGTTGCTTGGCCACGGCCTCACGCTTCGTGACCGTCTTACGTACACCGCTCTCGTTGATGGTCACTTTCTCTTGCAGAGCTCTTGCCACGTCAGTCGCGAGGTTGCCTTTTCCCCTCGGCCGGCCTCTCGGATTGCCGGATATGCCTTTGCTAAAACGAGTGTCCTTCGGGGGCTTTCCATATCCGACGTCATAGGGTGACCGATCATCGTTGACTGGCATTTTCGACCTCCTGCTCACGTTGTGTAAAAGTTTGTCCTGTTGCTTGACGCACGGCTTCGAGACCCGTAAAGCGTTGCCACCGTCGCACTGCCGTGTCGACATAACGCGGGTCGAGGTCCATCCCGTAGCAAAGCCGGCCCGTACGCTCCGCGGCGATGACTGTGGTGCCGCTCCCCAGGAAGGAATCGAGGACCAAGTCGCCCCGTGCGGAGCAGTCCATAATTGCATCCGCAACCAGCGCCACTGGTTTCACCGTAGGATGGAGCGCAAGCAAGCTACCTTCATCGGTCACACCCCTAAGAGAATTGGCTACCGGATATCGCCAAACATTGCTTCGCGAGCGGCCGAACCGGCCAAGCAGCACATTGTTGCGATAGGAGCCGGCGTCATTCTGGAAGACGAAGATCAATTCGTGTTGACTGCGATAGAACGAGCCCATCCCCGCGTTGTCCTTGGCCCAGACGCACACGTTTTTTAGCTCCGAATAAGCTACACGCCCTGCCGCGAGCAGCTCGCCCATGTGGCGCCAGTCCATGCAAACGTAATGCAAGCTTTCCGCTACGCTGTGATTGGCAAGCAGAACCAGAGCATCGGTGAGAAACTTCGTGAACTCGACCTCGTTCATTTCTCCGGAGCCCATCGTGAACTCGCCGTGAAGTTTCCTAATCCGAGCCGCATCGCCGGACGCGTTCCAGTTGAACTCAGTTAAGGCAAGGTTATAGGGTGGGTCTGTGAAGATGATCTGGGCTTGCCGACCGTCCATCAGTACTTCAAAGCTGTCTCGAGAAAGGGCATTGCCGCACAACACCCGGTGCTTTCCGAGCACCCAGAGATCACTGGCCTCGCTCACCTGGACAGCAGGCGACTCAGGAACCGCGTCAGCTGGGTCCGCTTCTCTCTCTGGCGCCGGAGAAAGATTCTCGATCATGAGGTCGATTTCACCCGTTTCAAACCCGGTAGCTTCTAAGGTGAAGTCGATTTCGGCCTCTGAAAGAATTTTGAGTTGCTCGCCCAACAGTCGATTGTCCCACTCAGCGTTCTCAGCCAGTCTGTTATCCGCGATCATGAAAGCTCTAGCCTGATGCTCTGACAGGTGTTCCAAACGAATCGCGGGGATTTGGGTCATGCCTAGAAGTTTCGAGGCGAGCACGCGTCCGTGGCCGGCGACCACGCGCAGCTGAGCATCAACGAGCACTGGAACGTTGAACCCGAAACTCCGGATGCTGCCTGCGAGCTGACGGAGTTGTTTTTGGCCATGCAGTCGAGGGTTCTCGGGATTAAGTCGAAGTGTTGCCACGGAAACGTATTCAATGGCAAGCATTCGTACGGTCATTTTTAGACCTCCGCTTTTCGGCCTTTTCAGCCTGCATCGAAAATGTGTATTGGAGAATGACTTTTTTTTATGAGATGTTCCAGGCGCTGCAAGTTGTGCCCAACGCGGTGTCGACCGTTCTCTACTTCATTCCCCCTGCCTTGACCTGCTAGACACTTGTGCTTGACTGTTTGGGCGAAGAGAGCGGCAATGTGTGGGGGAATGCCCGAGATGCACACGAACATCTCTAATCAGATCGGCCGGTTGCGCACCCTCCCACGGCAGGAGCTGTTCGATCTCTGGCGTGACGTATATGGGAGAAAGGCCCCACACGCAATCCGCCGGGAGATACTGATCCCTTTTCTGGCCTATCGAATCCAGGAGAGTGCTTACGGAGGTCTCAAGCCCGCCACCCGCGCGGAACTCCGCCGCTTGGCCCGAGCCCTGGAAAGAAACTCATCAAGCAAGCCGCTCATTCGGCCCCGAATCAAGCCTGGAACCCGTCTCTTCCGTCAATGGCGCGGGCAGATGCACGAGGTCTTCGTAACCGAGTCGGGCTACGAATATCGTGGCGTCGGCTACCGAAGCCTTTCGGAGATAGCTCGGAAGGTCACGGGCGTCCGCTGGTCCGGCCCCGCTTTCTTCCGTCTCAAGAACGCCAACTCAGTTCCAGATCACCGTGATGACTAGGCAACACGTTCGGTGCGCCATCTACACCCGCAAGTCGTCGGAGGAAGGGCTCGAGCAGTCCTTCAACTCGATCGAAGCCCAGCAGGAGGCGTGCCGCGCCTTTATTCTCAGCCAGAAGCACGAGGGCTGGGTCGCACTCAACAACCGCTACGACGATGGAGGCTTTTCCGGCGGCACCATGGAGCGGCCTGCCCTGAAACAACTCTTGAGCGACATCCAGGCGGACAAGGTCGATACCGTTGTCGTTTACAAGGTCGACCGCCTCACTCGCTCACTCGCCGACTTCGCCAAGATGATCGAGATCTTCGACTCTCACACGGTCAGCTTTGTCTCGGTTACCCAGCAATTCAACACTACGTCTTCGATGGGCCGACTCACGCTGAACGTACTGCTGTCCTTCGCCCAATTCGAGCGCGAAATCACCAGCGAGCGGATTCGGGATAAGGTGGCAGCTTCGAAGAAGAAGGGTATGTGGATGGGAGGCGTAGCCCCTTTAGGATACGATTGTGTTGAGCGCCGACTCATTCTTAACCAGGTGGAAGCAAGCACGGTGCGCAAGATCTTCCGTCAATACCTGCGGCTGGGATGTGTGAAGAAGCTCAAAGACTTCCTGGATCATAAACAGATCCACAGCAAGATTCGTACCAGCAGTGCTGGGCGCACGTGTGGTGGTGCAGCCTATTCTCGGGGCGCCCTCTATCATCTGCTGAACAACCGCATCTACATTGGGGAGATCGTCCACCGGGGACAATCCTATCAAGGTCAGCACCGACCCATCGTCCAGCGAGAGCTCTGGAACAAGGTTGCAACCCGCCTGCACGCAAACAATCAAGCGCACCGGATGGGAAAGTCCCATTCGACGCCAAGCTTGCTCGGCGGCAGACTGTTTGATGGCAAAGGCGCCCGGTTCACACCAACGCATACAGTCAAGAACGCGAAGCGGTACCGCTACTACACCTCACAGACCGTGATCCGGCATGCTGGCACCAAGCCTGTCATCACTCGATTTCCGGCCCAGGAGCTGGAGCGATTCGTGAAGTCGCAAATACATCTCTTACTCCAAGCACCCGAGAAGTGCGTCGTTGGGATGGAAAACAGTCCGAGCAAAGATGCAGCTGCTGAGCGAGCCCGGGAGTTGGCCAGGGAATGGCCTAAGCTTGAGATCTCGAAGCTGCATGAGTTCGTCCGGAACATCTTGAAACGGGTAGTGCTGGGTCTGACGACAGTGAGGATCGAGATCGACAAGACCAAGCTACTCCGAACCCTACTTGCGGAGAACTCCGAAGCCCTACAGTCCCTGCGCACTCACAAACTTGACATCCTAAATCTGGCCAGCGATTTCCAGGTTCTTCACCGAGGGGGCGAACTTCGCCTAACCACACCTCAAAATGGCTCATGCTTCGAAGGAGCACCGGTGCCGTCGTTCGCGAAGGTCATCGCACGGGCCCGCGACTGGTATGAACGAATCGTGGCTGGCGAAGTGAGCACGATCGGCCAGCTCGCAGAGGAGGTGGGCCTGACTCGACGCTACGTCCGGCGGATCTTACAGTGCGCAACCTTATCGCCGCAGATCACCGAAGTACTCTTGACGGGTAAACACCGACCCAACCTCACGCTCAAAGAAGTCCTTCACAGCATGCCACTCAACTGGCGAGAACAGGAACAAAGACTCTTTCGGCCGTTATAGACAACAAGGGATAAGACCGCAACGGTCCAAGGAGTGGGAACCATTTAGAACGCTTTTGGTGGTAGCGGTGTGATTTCAAATTCGACCTGGCGGGCGTGGAACCAAAAACATTATCATGCCCCCCTCTAGCAATTCTGCCTTCAGGAAAGAATGCCATTTTTCGATTCCTGGCCCAACGGCAACTCCTGGCTCGGCGTACTCGAAAGCAGCACCTGATAGATTGAAAGGAACTTCGTCCCGCTCTCCTAGAACGTTGCGAAGAATGACCCTTTCTTTACTTCTGGAAACGCTAGAAACAACCGCACTAAATCTCCCTCCCGGAGCAGCTACAACGTGCAAGATTTTGCCTTCCGCTTTCCAATCTTCCAAGAGTAGGAAAGCTTCCTTGGTGGATGTTCGCATGTTTCTCCTCTTGATGGAGAATTGCGGTCTCAGGCTAGCAGCGTTTCTATGGCCAAATTTCGTTTGAAACCCCCGCCGCCATTGCCGGGGTTACTCGCAGGTTTGAATGAACGCGACAGAAGTTGTAGCATAGGTTTCTTCTGGGAGTTCGCACTATAATAGGGAGCAGTTAGAAGAGAAGTCTCCTGGGGCGGCCCTCGAGAGCCGCCCTTTTATTTGTCTAAATCAAAATGAATCACTCGCTGGTAGGGGTTCCATTTGAAACATAGTACACTCCGCATCATCCCTGCCATGGCTGCCGAGATCACCGACCATGTTTGGGAACTATCTGAGCTAGTTTCATAACGGAGAACAAAGATGACGATCATCGAACAAAACGGAAAACTAGAATTTCAATTTGATGGTAAGACCTCAATCGTGAGTCTGGAAGATAATGAGGAGGCGATACGTGAACTAGTACGGCTAGTTGAGAATTTGAATCGGCGCGTGGCCAAACTAGAACGCAAATGACACCACTCTCCACTCCCCTCACCGGACCGGATTGATTTTTGGTATGATTTCCCAGCCGGCTTGTCAAACCCTTCTCTCACCGAGTTTCGAAACGCCAAAGTCACTTGAACGTTCCGTGCGCCTTCAGGATAGCGCAGGGGTCCAGAGTGCCCTTTCGATTTCTGGCTGGACTGTAATCAGCCCGCGGATCCTTCAAGACTAAGAGCGATCGGTTGAACAAGCTCGGCACTACTTGAGCAGGAGATCGATGCTGACTTGCCCGCTATTTACCGGCCAAGGCGGCTGAGCCAGGCGCTAGCTCAGGGGATCGTGTTTGCCGGCCGCGCCAAGTGAAAAAACCCTCCCTGACGAGGCTGGAAATCGTACGGCGATTCTGATAAATCAATTTCAGCCACGACAAAGGACCCATTTGGGGGAAATAGATTCCCCGGAAACACATTCTGGCGATGAAAATGTTTATCCGATAGCCCAATGGCTTGTCCTTGAGCGAATCGACAGCTTGAGTCATGGCTTCCGGGCTGTACGAATGAGTCCACCCGGCTTTCACCTCGGCATGAGCTTCTGAGATGGTCATCTTCAGCGGCGTGTGGGCCATCTCAAACGGGATGAACTCCTGCCAGTGCTTTGGCCGCGTCAGCCGGCCGGCCGCCTCCAGCTTTTTATAGAGCGGGGTCGCGGGCAAAGGGGTGAGCAAGCCAAAAATCGGAAGCCCTGCGGGCCAGGTGCGAATCTCCTTCAGCGTGCGCTCCGCAACACCCACGGTGTCGTTGTCCATGCCGAAAATGAAGGATGTGATGGCATAAACGTTGCGCTGAGCGAGCCTCTCGAGCACGGCGGCGTACTCCCCCGGCTTATTGAATCCCTTGTTCACGCCGGCAAGGTTCGTAGGATCGATGGACTCCATGCCGATGAAGACCCACTTGCCACCGGAAGCGGCAATGAGGTCGACGAGTTCTTCGTCGCGCAGCAAATTGGCGCTGATCTGCGCAACCCAGTGCACCTGCGCGCTTGCGGCGATGATGTCGCGCAGCAAGGATTTGGTGCGCTTGGTATTGATTGCGAAATTGTCGTCGATGAAGAAGACCGCGATCTGCCCGCCTTCACTTTTCGCCCGAGCTTTCAAGAGGAGCAGCTCATTCACAACGCTTTCGTTGGTGCGAAAGCGAATGGAGTCGCCAAAAAATCCGGTTACTGTACAGAACTCGCAGCCATAAGGACAGCCACGCCCCGACTCCACCGGAATGATGCGAAATGTACCCCAACCCTCACCGATACGCTGGAGCGGGTGCGTCGCCATCTTTGGAACTAAATTAAACTGATCGAGATTTATTTTGCCCCACGGAATCACCGGATATTGCTGGAGACTTGGTTTGCGTTCCTGGCCGAACTCATCCACGGGAGTATAAACATCTTTGAGCTTGCCGCGTGCGGCATCCTCGACGATTCGTGGCCAGGTTTCATCGGCTTCACCAAGGGCTACTGCGTCCGCATGGCGCGGCCCGCCGTTTCGACCGAGGGCTTCGTCGGCCTCCTCCGTGACGTGAGGCCCACCCATTACAACCGGCACACCAATGGCGCGGATAGCGTCGGCCATGCGGTACGCCTTTGCTATCATCCGGGTCATCGCGCCGATCCCGACAAGTCCGATATTTTGTTCCCGCACGAATCGCGCGATGCCGCCTTCATCCATTGGTTGTGCGTTGCCATCAATCAACAGGACTTCGTGACCAGAGGGAGTCAGTGCCTGAAGGAGAAACATCCAAAGATGCGGCATGAAATTGCGGGTAACCCCGTTATCGGGGTTGTAAAGTAAAATCCGCATCAGTTCTTCTCCATCTGGAAGCCGCTTCTTCGTTGCTAAACAGCAGAAGCGACGATCTCAAGGTTTGTTGTCTAGGAGCCGCAGGGGGAACCAACAAACTGGCTTCCAACATACCACGTTCTTGATTCTTCATGCGGTGCATCAGACGATTCAAGCAACAGGCCTTGGCACCAGCAATCAGGATCGTACCCGATACGGTCGGCGAT